TATGGTATGGCTCGCCAAGCCGTTATGAACGGTAACTTTGACATTTGGCAGAGAGGAACGAGTGGAAGCGTTGTTGATTCAGTAGCACTTTATTTAGCAGATAGATGGGCAGATAGAACAGATAAAAACGGAGGAACGCCCCCAACACTCACTCGTTCAAGACAACTTCTAACAAGTGGAGATATTCCAAATGCTTTTTACTTTACACGCCTTACAACAAATGGAGCAGGAACATCACTTGGAGTTTCCTCGTTTCACGTTTATCAAGAAAGAATTGAAAACGGAACTCGCAATCTTTGCGGAGCTGGAAAAAAAATAACTGTTTCTTTTTGGGCAAGAAGCTCAATCACGAATAAAAGAATATGTGTTACTTTAGGTCAAAGATATGGAACAGGTGGAAGTCCAACAGGAGATGAGGTACTAAAAGGAACTCCAATAACCCTGACTTCAACTTGGACACAATATACTGCTACATTTACAACAAACACTCTTGTTGGAAAGACTTTTGGAACATCAGGAGATGATTATATTGCATTAAACATTTGGAATATGTGGGGATCTACTTATGGAAATTCTTACATATCAGATGGAGTAACCGCAGAAACCTATGTCGGAGCAGGAAATATAGACATCGCAGAAGTCCTATTAAATGCTGGAGGTGTAGCACTCACTTTCCAACCAAAGAGTCCAGAGGAGGAATTGAGAGCGTGTCAGAGGTATTTTGAAGCTGGGTCTTTTTATGCTGCTTTTGGAAACATAACAACTGCAACTGAATATTTATACTCTGTTATGTATAAAGTTACTAAAAGAGTACAACCAACAGTTGTTGATACTAATGGAGGTGTATATAATTTCGTAACAACCCCTGGAGTTACAACAACAGGAGATACTAGATATTATTTAAGTAGAAGAACATCGTCTGCAACAGCAGGGTCTGCTTGGTGGTTTAGTACATTTACAGCATCTGCTGAATTATAAACAAACTTATGAAACAAACAGAAGAACACCTCAAAATATATAACCTCTTCATAAAGGCGTTGAACGAACACTCAACGCACCTTAAACCTGCACCAGAAACGATTAAAAGACTGGACGCCCAAGACGCTCGTATGGATGATTTTTTTAAACTGATACGAAATCACGTTGAAGCTGAAGATAAATACCGAAAGGAAGAACTCCAGCCACTCATTGACGCTTGGAAAGAATATACGACTTTTGGAGTAGTGAGCAAAAGAGTATTCTCTGGGTCGATAAAGTTGCTTATCGGAATTACTGTTATTATAGGGTCAATCGTTGGGTTGAAAGAGTGGATAAATCGTCCGTAGTATTGTTCTTTGAAAGGAGAAAATCGTGGAAAAGTGTATTTTTTGCAACACCGAAACCGACAGACCATACGCAAGAGAAACAAACAATTTTGTTTTCTGTTGCCGAAGCCATTGGGAAAGGTGGAAAGCGGAACGCAACAAGTTTCTTAACGAGCAGTATCAAAAACTGCTAGCACAACGCAAAGCGTTGGAACAGCAAGAACTACTGATAAAACAGTTGCGAAAGGAGGTATAATAAAAAGGGGTATTCTCAAAAGGAATACCCCAATAACAAAATCTATGTCTTACGGAGGATCATTATACGGAACAACAGCATATGGAGGATTAATGGGTGGTATAAAAATTATCCTTATTCAAGATTATTCATCCGGATCAGAAGCATTAGACATATATTCTCAAATATCATTGACAGATTCAGTTATCGCAGTAGATTTATCGAGTATATTTGCTGAAATATCATTACAAGATACCGGATCAGGAATAGAAGCATTTGATATTTCAGCGACAATAAACATACAGGAAAATGGATCGCTTTCAGAATCAATAAACATTTTTACAGAAACATTATTATCAGAATCTGCTTCAGGAAATGACACAATAGGTATATTAGCAGAGATATTTTCATCAGATAGTGGGGTCGCAATAGATATTTTATCAGTAAAAAATGATACTATAACTGTTTTTGGAAGAATACAAAAAGATAATCAATTATATGGAAAAATTAAACAAATGATATCATTAGGGAAAATAAAAGACGGTTCTATTATAATTGGTAAGATAAAATAATTTTAATATGAAATTGCTACAATTCAATAACAAATCAATAGTCTCTATTATAACTGAAACTGCAATAATAAAATCATCTGTTACTGCAGGATCAACAAAAACTCTTATTGTTAATGATAATAATGGTTTTTCAGGAAATGACTTTATTCTTATAGGAGAAATTGGATCAGCTAAAAGCGAGATAGCACAAATAGGTGCAACAGTAACACTAGGATCAGAACTTACTGTTAATTCTCTTGTGTACCCTCATAGTACAGGAACTCCCATATATAAAATACCGTATGATAAGATAAACTTTTACTATGCAGAAACAGTATCAGGTGATAAAACACTACTTTCTACAGTAAACATAGATACAGATGATGAATATACTACTTATCAAGATAGTGTAAACTCTTTTGGGTATCTGTTTTTCACAATGGTTAACTCTTTCTCTTCTGAGGAAAGCGGTTATTCTGACGCATTTAATTATGATGATGTTTCATCTGGAAATAGAACAAAGATAAGGGACTTTGTAACTAATGTTAATAATTGGGGGAAGCCTCTTGATGATGTTATTTTTAATAATCTCTGTGATATAGCAGAAGCAGAGATATTTTCAATAAAAAGGTGGCGTTTTCGTGAGAAAAATACCACTTTTAATACGGTAATAGGTCAACAGGCATATACATTATCATCAATAGGGGCAAGTGATCTAGGGCAACTTATCTATGCTACTTATGACGGAAACCCTATTATTCCTGCTGATATAAAAACTCATAAAAATATCAACTGGAACGTACTCACAAGCGGTATTCCTAACAGAGTATGGGAGTGGGACAAAAGTCTATACTTTACTCCTATACCAAGCGAAATAAAAGAAGTATCTCTCTATTATTATAGAAACTCATCAGGATTTTCTGATGAAACAACTCCTACTGATGTACAACTCCCTATGGCTATAGCGTTTAGAGTTTTACAAGATTTATGGGCAACTGTTGATATGAATAAGTCTCAGTATTTTGAAAGAAGATATTTACAATCTATACAGGTAATGAAAGCTAATGACATAAAACAAGTCAGCAAATTTGGAACATTATCAGATAATAGAATTGACAAATACAGCATAAACTCGCAAATAGATAACCCTGTAATAAACTAGTATGTTGATGAAAAGACAACAATTATCAGACTTTTCTGGAGGTGTACAAAATAAAACTTCATTGAGTTTAATGAGGAATAATCAACTTATACATGCTCTTAATTTAGATTTGCAAGTAAAGATAGGTGCTATAACAGGGAGAAAAGGATCTGCAAGACAATCTATTGTTGTTTCAGGTCAATCGGTATTGAATCTAGCAAAATGGATAAAAAATGACGGAACAACAAAATACTTTTCTGTATCTGATGACGGTCTTGTAACTCCAAAAACTGATATATATGTCAATGGATCATCTAATTTTTCTGGAACATGGACTAAGTCTCTTGAAGATTTATCAACAAATATACCTGTATATTTTGAGAACTTTGCGAATAAACTCTTTGCTTTCAATGGGGTAGACGCAGTAAAGGCGTATGACGGATCAACATGGAGTACTGTGACTAATGCTCCTGCAAGTGGTTTATATCCGGTAGTTTTTAATCAAAGGCTTTTTGTTCTTACTAAGAGTGGTTTTCTCCACTATTCTGATGTTATTAACGCTACAGGAGACGGTTTTACAACAGATACATGGGTAGATAGAGGGATCAACCCTAATGACGGTCAAATATCTCGTATGGCGGTAAGGCATAGAGGAAGAATAGTAATTTTCAAAGATGAATCGATATACCGTTATGACGGTGCTAATGAGCCTGAAGCACATATCAATATAGGAACAAGAAGTGGCAAATCAGTAGTGAAGAATATAGACTTATTTTTTCATCACCCTACAGGTATTTATAAAATGGGTGCTGGAGAGCCTATTCTTATATCAAGAGCAGTACAAAAATACTTAGATAACATGTTATCAAGTAATTGGGAAAATGTTTCAGCCGGAAAAGATAAAGAAAATGTATATTTTTGGATAGGAGATGTTACTATCAATGATCCTTTAGAGTTTGATAATGGGGAAACATATACTAATGTTGTGCTTGTATATAACATATATGCACAAAACTGGTCAGTATATACAGGCTGGGACGCAAGAACTTGGTATTATGATGAATCAAATGGACAGACTTATTTTGGTACTTCTACAGGAAAGATATTCAAAATAAATACAGGATATGCCGATATAGATGATACCGTAACAACTCTCATAGATTTTCAAGTATATTTTATGCCTATAGACATGAATTATCCTGAAAAATATAAAGAGTTTAATCAGGTATTTGTTATAGGAGAATATGATAGCGATATTATGATAGGGAAAAGTTTCCAAGATATGAAAAATAGTGTTCAAATGGCTTATGGACAAGGTATATATAATGGAAAAATAACAACAAAAAAATTATGGATAGGTATATCAGAAAGTTATTCTCATACGCCTCCTCGCATAGAAATTATTATTGTAGACAGAGTTAATCTATTAGATGACGCAAATTAAATGAGCTACATAGAATCAGGTTTTGATAACAACCTTATAAGATTGGGATATTCTGCAACAGAGCCAGAGCCATTTTATGATAGTGCAAACATAGGGAGCATACTTGGAGCAGGTTCTATTCCAACTACTGCTGTAGGTGCTTTAGATAGTGCTACTGATGATGATGGAAACTGGATCAATGAACTTATAAACACAAAACTCGATACAGCGAGCAAAGAAATACTTGGTGATTTTACTTTTGGTGCTTCAGGAGCGATATCTATATCAACAGATCCAAATAATGGCTTATGGATATCACCTACAGGTATTCTAGGTAAAAAAGCTGGAAGTAATACTTTTGCTATTGATAATACTGGAAATGCTACTTTCGGTGGGATACTTTCAGCCGCCTCTGGAACTCTTGGTGCATTGTCTGTCGGATCAAACGCATGGCATGTAGACGCTAGTGGTAATATGTGGTGGGGTTCTTCTGCTGATTATGCTTCTGCGACTATTAAAATATCATCTACAGGGTCAGTATCTTTCACAAGTGGTACTTTTAGAGGATCTCTTAATGCTGATGATATAACAGCTGGGACGCTTACAGGGAGAACAGTAAAGGCAAAAGGTACTGGATCTACTTCAGATGTATGGATTGACGGAGACGGAACAGTAAAGTTTTATTATGGATCTTCTCAAATAGGGTATATTTATTCTTCTACTTCAGCTCAGATACTTTTCTATTCTTCTAATGACTTATACTTACAGACAGCAGATCAATTTGCTATAGATTCAGGGTCAGCAGTAAGTATTTTTGCAGATTCATATATAACAATGAATTATAATGATAATGGTGGGACAGATAGTTTTTCTCTAACTTCTGCTGGTGCTTCTAGATTAACTCTTGATAGCTCTGGAAATCTTAATGTAGTAGGTAATATACAATGCGGTAATAATTTTAAGTCATCTGACGGTACATCTGGTTCTAATCATGCTGGTTATGGTTTCGTTAACGGAATAAGGTGGAGCGGATCAACTTTACAATACAGGTTTTCTGAAATTACTGTAAAAGATGGTCTTATAACAGGCTTTAATCAAGGATCATATATGAACGTATGATAAAAAAATATATACACAATATACTTATCTCTTTAGATCAGCTTGTAAATACATTATTAGGTGGAGATCCTGATGAAACTATAAGCTCAAGAGTAGGTAAAAATTATGATAATAGTATAATAGAAAAAATGATCAATTTTTTGTTCTCCTCTAGACAAAAGGATCATTGTAGCGAAAGTATAGAGTGGGATGAGGGTAATAACAAAATAATAAAGTAATTATGGACAAAATTAAATATGAGTTTACTAAAGAGCAAGTAGCAGTTTTATGGGAAATGGTAGATCTATGCTTAAAAGCAGGAGGATTGAAAAATCTTGTAAAAATGCACGAAATGTCTATAGCTCTCCAAAAGCCTCTGGTCGAAGCTTTAGTTAAAAAAGATGATATAAAATAATGATAACTTTATGGTAAAAAAAGTTTCTAAAAAAAGTAAAAAAGTTTCTAAACCAAGTAAAAACGAAATAGCAGCCGAAAAAGCCGGTATGTCTGTTAGAGATTATAATAAACAAAAATCATCAGAAAAAAGCTATAAAGATGTTGTTGATTCTATACTCAAAAATACACCAGCACAAAATGATCCTCTGCCTGACTTTGAATCTACATATACAAATGACTTGATGAAAGAGGACTATGCTCAATCAGAAGCATTGTTCAAACCATATTTTGAACAGCAAATATCAAATCAATTAGAAGATCTTAATTCATGGGCAGAATCAGAAAATATAAACTATAACAGAAGTTTACGAAGAGCAAGGTTCTCGTTAGCCTCACAAGGAGGTGCTATTGGTAGCGAAAGAACAACTCAAGAGGGAGAAATAACAAGCGATCATAATAGATCCACTCAAAATGCTGTTAGAAATGCTGAAAGAATAGTAGGAACAGATAATATAACAAAGGCTGGATATCAGAGTGCCGGACAAAAGCAAGAGGGATCTATTGTAGGAAATATGAACGCAGCGATTCAAGAGGGTCAACTCTGGTATAAACAACAACGATCTAATAGATACTATGGAAACGCTACGAATTATTATAACCAACCAAGTACTCTAAGTTTATATGGAACTAAACTGTAAATAAAAAAATATGGCAAAATCGTATTCTGATCTCTGGAAAATGGCAGATGATCTAAAAAAAGAGGGGAGTAAGGTAACGGAGAAGCAAGCACAAGCTTCTAAACTTCCTTATGACTTACAAGAAGAGTTTAGAAAAAGTCAAGATCCTAAATTAAATGAAGCTATAAATAAAGCACAATCTGATACATTTGGAGCGGCTATAAAGGGTCTTGATATGTACCAAAACATTTCAAATCCTTTTACTCGAAGAAATCTAGCAGAACAATATCAGGGTGGCATTGAACAGGGCTGGAAAAACCTTACAGATGAAAGAACAAGACGGCAAGGAGTATATGCTGATTATATTCAGAAATGGACTGGTCTCTTTGGTGCGGAGGCGGCAAAATCAAGAGATGACTTCAATAATAAGATGAGTATGTTTAATACTTATAAAAATCTTGCAGATACTGAAGAAAGCAATCGTAGGTGGAATATTGAAAATGCGAGAAATCTTGCAAATACTGAAGAAAGCAATCGTAGGTGGAATATTGAAAATGCGAGAAGAGACTGGACAGATCAAGAAATAAGATCCTTTGTTTATTCACATAAAGATACTATGCCTTGGGAAGATCAGGCAAATTATTTGGCTGAAAAAGGAGTAGATGTAACAACTGGAGGAGTTTTTGATGTTACTGCAAACGAAGCATGGGAAACCGGAAATCACCCTGTAAAACATACATCAGAAAATGAATTATCTTTTACAGAGAAACTCGATGGATTGAAATATGAAGAAGCAGTAAGTAAAGGTAATGGAACAAAAGAAAACCCTTATAGTAATCCAAATGACGCACAAGTTGGTCAATATTATACAAAAAATGGTAAAATATATAAAAGTGTAAATTGGGCGGTAGATGAAGAAGTTAATTAAATAAATATAAATCTATATGGCGAATAGATTAGATGTCGGTCTTGATGACTGGAAAAACAATAGAAACTCACAAACATATAGCGGTTCTACTAATAGACTTAATGACGGACTTGAAGAGTGGAAAAAGAAAAGGAAGCCTATTGTTGATCAATATAATAGTCAGATAAACCAACAAATAAGCGAACCTATTGTATCTAAGCCTGTTGATCAGGTACAACATGAAAAATCATGGAGTGATAAATCAATATGGGAAAAGGCTGGAGCAACATTTTCTGAAATACCAAATACTATCGGAAACCATTATAAGAAAGTTGGGCAGGCATTGGAGCAAGATCTAGGTACTTTCCAGCCAACAAAAAATTGGGAGGACATGAGCTTTGGCGAAAAAACAAAGGCAACCTTACAGGAAGCAAAAGGGGTCGCATTACAAGAGCCAGTGCGTGAAATCTTAAATTCAGAAATAAAATTTGGATCGGCAATATCAGGAATTGGAGAGTTTTTTGGTGTTGCTGGATCTGACAGTATATCTGCTGGACTTCAAAAATATCAGCAAGATTATAATAAGGGATTAGCTCCGCGAACATATAAAGCGGACGACAATATTTTTGATAATCCGTCACTTTTATTAAATCCTGAATATATTTCAAGAAATGTTATTGAACAACTTCCAAATCTTGCAGTAATGACAAAAACTAAAGGCTGGGGAGAGGGTGTACTGGAACTTGGATCAGCTTTTTCTGAAAGGACTGCAAAAAATAGACAAGCAGGACGAGAAAATTCTGCTACTGATCGTATGTATGCTGGAACTATCGGAATTATCAACGGCTTTTTAGGCAAGATCGGTTTTGATATGTTATTTGAAAAGAATCCAGCTATTAAAAAAGCTATTTCAGCCAAAGTTGGAACAGCCGTAACTAATGCGATCACATCACTAGCCGGAACAGTATCTGAAATGGGGACTGAATATATACAGGAAGTTATCCCACAGATCGCTACAAAAATTATTTATGATGAGGGCGGATCTTGGTTAGAAGTTTTAGCAGAGGCAAACAAACAAGGAAAGATCGCCGCTTCCGCCGCAGGTGTCGTCAGTACACCAATTTCAGTTATGAATTTCACGCAAGGAGTACAAGCACCAGCAACAGCACCAGCCGTAATTGAAACAACTTCATCAAACGGAGCTTTGCCACCAGATAGAGGAACACAACAAAACGGAGCAAAAAAAACAACATCAAATACAATAGATTTTCTTACTGCACTTCATGATGATGATCAAGAAGCGATAAAAAATATAAAAGAAAGCATATCAAATAGCGATTTGGAGGATTCATTAAATGTTCTTACAAAAGCTAAAGAACAAGCTCCTGCTGATCAAGTCCCATATATTGAAAAAGATATACAGACAGTACAGTCTATTTTGCAAGAAAAAGAATCGAAAGTAAAAGACGCAGTAGGGAGAACGATTGTAGAGGGTACTAGTGATATAAACAACCTTACGGAATCTGATAGAAAAGACGCTATTGGTATACTTAAAAAGATATCTCAAACATCTCATGAATCAGCCGGAAAAGCTCAAGAAATACTTGATAACATAGAATCTACAAACAAAATATCAGAAACTAGCTTACAGAAACTTGATGAATTAAAGAAAGAGTTTTTGGCTGAGAAGAAATCGGCAGAAGATGAACAAGCTAAAAAAGACGCTCAAGCAAAAATAGATAAGCTTGATAGCGTAAGAATAGAATTCAAGAAAGCAAAAAATACTACAAATATAGAAAATGTAGTAGATAAAATGCCTCCACATATTGTGAGAGATACACTTAATTTTTTAGACGAAAAATTATATAATCTTTCTGGTGATAAAAGAAAGACTGCTTCATCTAAAATCAATGTACTTCGTGATAAATATAACGAGTACAATGATAAAAATAGTGAAAAAGTATTTGAAAGTAAAAATACAAATGTTTCTGTAGTCCGTTATCCTGACGGCAAGTGGTCAGTACAAAATAATATACATACAAATAAAAGCTCTTCATCTGTTCCATTTAATGGCGTATTCAATAATAAACAAGAGGCAATAGCAAGCGTATTAGATCAAATGCAGAAGTTTATAGATAATAATGAAGATGATAAAAATATATCTGATGTTAAAAAAGACTTAGAAAAATTGACAAAAATGTCAAAAAGTAGCATAACTAATGGAGAAAAAACTTATGAAAAACCAGATAACAATACTAGGGAAAGTGATAACGGAGGAGAATATGCCGGCTCTTTACAAGTGGGCGAAAACAAATCCGAAGTATCTGGAGAGCGTGATAAAACAACAGGCGAAGCACGACAAGATGAGCGTAGGAGCGGTGATGGGGCAAATGGAGAGCGAGTACGAGACGGACGA